CTACTTCGGTTTTACGTTGAGGTAACGCCCCAACGATTCGTACATCGTGCGGGCATCCACCTGGTCAATGGAAAAGCGAACAGTTCGGTTCGGATTCGACTGCGGCTGCATGTCGAAAATGAAAGCGCCCTTCTGTTCGTCGGTCGCCACCAGCCTCATCTCCACGGTCTTGGTCTCGCTCATGGAGAGCAACCTACTCCCTCGGGAGAGATTTGGACTACATCACGGATCGTCGTGCGGCTCAACCACCCAGTGGCCGTAGCGGTCACGCCGTCGGCAACGAATCGCCCAACGTACTACGTCGATGAGGTCAGCCAGCGCACTTCGCGCCTTCTTCAGGCGACGCCGCAGGGAGCTGGCGATGGGATTCGAACCCATGTTGTCCTCGTTACGAGTGAGGTGCCTAAGCCTCTCAGCCACACCAGCAAGGTTGCGGAGGCAGGATTTGAACGCTGCGACCTTCAGGTTATGAGCCTGACGAGCTACCGGGCTGCTCCACTCCGCTGTCGTCAAAGTATTCAGCCCGGCGCACTTGTTTCACCACAAGTCCCAACTGGACAGGGACGGTGCGTTGAAGCCTTCCTCCCACCAACGCTCAGGATCCTTCTGAATCTCACGAGTGGCTCGGTTCAGGGCCCGTCGGTGGCGGCGGTTGGCGATGCGTTTTTCATCGCGAATGAAGTTGTCAGAGAGACAGGCATAACGGCGGCAGCGGCTGCAGTTGGCCTGAACGGCGGGAAGAGTTGCGATCATGTCTAGGCTCCTTTCGTGAACCTAGAGCATCGCAGCCCTCCCTCTGAACGCGTAGCGCATGTCAGTAACTATACGAAGTGTAGCTCCCGTGGTTCATACCACGCCGTCGACCCATCGTCGTGCCTGACCTTGTAGATGAGACCATGACTATTGGAGTGTTCGATGATGACTCCGGTGACGTCCCACTTGCGCTCACGCAAGGCTTCAACCGTCCAGTCGCTTGACTCACGTGCAGGCTTCGTCGTCCTCACTCGTGCCATCGTGCCACCTGTCATTCTGATAGTCCCAGTGCCTGCCGTCAGTGATGTTGAACTCGAGGAGCAGGCGACCGAAGTCTACGTGGAACTTCAGACCAGCGTGGTCGTGCCCGCGGAAGTTGAGCTGGAACCGCATGTCGAAGTGGTAGCGCTGGCTCCACTGGTAACCGACCTCCAACGATTTGTTGAAGATCGGGCCCAGGACGAGGTACAGCGACCAGCGACCCGGCGTGATGTTGCGGATGATGCGCATCATTGGATGAACTGGTGCCAGACGTATGCCGCCAGCAGCGTGAAGGGGTAGACGAGGATGATCATGATCGCGCTCTTGATGATGCCCTTCGTCCAAGCATCGACACCCTCGGTTTCCTTTTCACCCATCGCCGACGACATGTAGAGGCCGAGCAGGAGAAAGTTGACCGTCATCGATACGCCAACTGAGTCGAGGTAACTGAGGTTCGGCGCCCCCGCGAACTTGGGCACGATGAACCAGGCCCACATCTTCGACAGGACGAAGCCGCCGAAGAGCGCCTGGAGGATTCCCAGGGCGATGTTGAACAGGAACTTGAGGACGCTTGCCATGACGTTGTTTCTCCTTCACTTCGGATCGGAACAGCAGCGGCCACCGGTCTCATACCAGTTGAAGCCTTCGTTGTGAGAGTCTGTCATCGGTCGGCACGCATTGCGGACGCCGAAGACGTGGCCGCCGACGAGACCGCTGACGAAAGGCCCGCGGTCGATGACCTTCTTGCCGTCCTTGTCGACGGTGGGCGGGTGCCAGTGATGTCCGTTCGGGTTGTCGACGAACTCGTCGAGGTTGCCGACCATGTCGAAGACGCCGAATGGGCTGACGCACTTTTCCTTCGAGCCCGACGGGACCAGCAGCTTGTGCAGGATCTGCCCGTGCGCGCTCTCGACCGTCGTCACCTTGAGGACGTTGATCTGGTGACCGTTTTCCTCGGGCACGAGGTTGTCGGTGTTGCACGACGTGCGGTCGCGGTGGTAGCCGTCGCCGTACGGGTAGGGGTGCATCTCCGGACCTTCACAGGCGAACGTCCACTCCTGCTTGGCGCAGAGTCGTTTGCCTTGAGCTTCACAGGCGTTCTTGACGTCGTACCACGACATCCAGTCCTGTGGGATCTCACCTGGATGGTTGGGATACTCGTACTTGTCGATGCAGAAGCGCTTGTGAACCTTCGTGGCCGACTTGCAGACCGACGGCTGCTTCCACTCGCCGCAACGTCCAGTCTGGTTGGACGGTGGAGGCGGCAGCGGTTGTCCCTGGTTCCCGACCCACTTCAGGCACACTTGCTCGACGTCGGGGCAGTAGTCCCCTTCCACGAGCACGGAGTTTTCTGGACACGGCGAGGGGGCCGCAGCGCTGTTGGTCGCGGCAGCTGTCGTGGTGACCAGTTCCTCAACGACCGTCTTCCCCTGTCGGGGGTTGGCGGAGGAACAGTGACAGCCACCGAGAATTGTTGCGATGAGCCCAAATGCGAAAATCCGGTCCATTGCTGCTGGACCGGATTATCCCCTTCCGTGTGTGCTGTGTATCAGTTCTGCTAGTCGTCGACTTCTTCGTACTTCGCGGTGAATGCCGCGGCGATCGCTTCGGTGAGGCTCGGCGCGATTCCGCGCCGGACAGCGTACCAGCTCCAGACGCGGTGCTCCTTCATGCCGTTGGGACGGGAGACCTGGCGGGTTGAACTGCCCACCGACCCGTTAGGAAGCCGCGACGGCTGGATCTCGTAGGTGACTCCGCGGTCGCTCGTCCACCGCAGCGTCTCGCCTTTCATCGCGCGTTCGTGGTAGCCCGCGGGAGTCTCATGGTCGTGCAGGCCTCGAAGCTCGAAGACGAAGTTGCCCTCCTTGAAGTGAGCATCGAAGGTCGCGCCCCGGCGGACCCAAGCATCGAGCTCGCCTTCGGGCATCGACTGACCCGTCAAGTAGTGCTCCTCGAGCTTGCCGTAGACTTCGCCGTACGGCCGTCCGCCCGCCTTGAAGTCCTCAGCGGTGATGCGAAACGCCTCGGCAACGACCGGATGCTCGCCGTAGGCGATGAGCTTGCCATGTCGTGGCTTCTCGATGCGAATGACACGTAGTCCTCCGCCTGACAGAAACGCGTGCATGGAGCCGCCCTTACGCAAGGCAGCCTCCAGTGTTGACATCACCTTGTCACTGAACTCCATGTGTCACCCTTGGTGGTAGCTGTGTTCGCAGTCTCCGTTGTAGCACGGCGAGTCGTGATCGGGCATGCACTTTTTGCACCACCCGCCGCGGGGAGGATAGTGCAGGTGGATGAACCCCAGCGAGAACATGCAGTGAGGTCCATCGTAGTAGAAGTGCTCCGCACCCCACGCCCAGTTCCCGTTGACGTAAACCTCGAGGTTGCCGACGTGACTGGAACGCCATTCACCCGTCGACTTCCACTGGTGTTGATTGACGAGGCCGAGGTGAAAGCCATCGCGACCAACGCTGAACTCGATGACACGACGGAACGCCTTGCACGGCCAGTCGATGGTGTTGCCCGGCTCGTCGCCGCGAGTCTCGGGTTCCTCCTTGAACTTCCAGATGATCATTTTGCGTAGCTTTCGATGGCCCGGAGGAGATCGCTCTCGTTGAAAGGTTTCAGCAGCGCGGCGTTGGCACCGACGGCCTGGTAATCGCGGAATTGACCAGACACGATGACGATGGGAGTCGACGTGAACTGAGAGAGTTGACGCAAGGCGACGCAGAAGTCCCCACCCGTCCCGCCGGGCATGTCCCAGTCGGTGAAGATGAAGTCCGGATGCCAGCCGTCGGCGGCAAGGAGTTCGTGTGCTTCCTTGGGCGACGAGCAGACACGAACGTCGTGTCCTTGGAGCAACAGGCGGTATGCCCGCTGGATACCCTTCTCGTCTTCGAGGATGAGGATCTTCATGCTTCCTCCTCGGAGGCAAGGAGGCTGCTGCGATCGAACTTCTCACCGGCGGCGAGAATCTTGGGATCGACATCCGCCACGTCGCGGGTCCTGAGGTACACCGGGAAGCGCATCTTGCCGTCGGCGGTCAGGCCGTCCTTGGTCAGCGGGTCGGGCTGTGCCTCGCACTCGACGACCTTTCCCAACCACGCATCCGGCGTGTCGAGCTGGATCTCACTGCGGACGGTGTCGGTGAAGCCACCGCCGACACGGGTGACGATGCCGTTGGGCAGCACCACGTGGAAGCCGCCGAAGAGGCCTTCACGCTTGGTGCCGCGGCGACCTTCGTAGTGGCCGACGATGACGCCTTCGTAGGTGACGACGGGCTTCAACTTCAAGATGTTGTCGCTGCGCTTGAACTTGTAGGGCGTGTCCATGCGCTTCAGCATGATGCCCTCGAAGCCGTCGTTCATGCACTGAGCGAAGAAGGCCTTGAGCTCTTCCTCGTTCTTCGCATTGTTGCCTGGAACCTGGCGGACCGGCGAACCGGCGGGCAGCGACTTGACCACGTCGGCCGAGCGCTGGACGCGAGCTGCGTACGGCTCGTTATTTTCTTGGTTGACCCAGTCCTCGAGCTTCAGAGCATCGAAGATGTTGTAGACGATGTTGCTGTCGTCGCGCTGCGTCTTCTTGGCCATGAGCACTGACGCCGACTCGTTCCAGTCCTTGCCCATTGCCTCACCGTCGAGAACGATGTTGTCGTAGGTCGCTGACTCCAACGCCGCTTTGATCTTGGGCAGCGTCTCGAGCACCGTCCCATTGCGGGTGTAGAAGGTGACGATGCCGTTCTGCTTGACGGCGATGCAGCGCAGTCCGTCGAGCTTGGGTTCGAGGCGGACCGGGTACTCCACGGGTTCGAGGAGCTTGATGCCCTCACCACGGGTGAAGCCGCTCTTCAGCGTCTCGGCCAGGGCGACCGAGAAGCTCTTGACGATGCCGGGCCACACCTTGTTGAGGGTCGACTCCTGGACGCCGACGCGGAGGTTCTTGAGGATGATGCGTTGGCACCACTTCTGTTGTCGCTCGTCCATGTTGGCGAACGCTTGCTCGACCCACGCCTTGGCCTCGTTGCCAGTGATTCGCCTGGCGGCGAGCGGGGGCAGCACCACGTTCAGAAAGTTGGCGATGCAGACGTCGTCACCCTTGCCCGATGCCGGCTTGGGCATCTTGAACTTGTTGACGTAGTAGACGGTGTACGGGTCCTGCGCGGCGACGAACGCCCGCTTGAGCAGGTCGTCTTCCTTGTTGCGGGACAACAGGTCCCGCTTGGCGTTGCTGCCTGACGTAGACTCGAGGTCTTCCAAGATGTCGATGACAGACATGTTCAACTCATTTCCTTTTGAGCCCTGACGGTGACGGTGACGACGAAGACGAGCCTGGCACCGCACTTACATTCGCGGACCCGAGCCGTCGCTTCGGTGGTGACCTGAATTCGCTCCAGGAACTTCAGATCGAAGAACTGTACCCACGAATACTCAGCACTGCAGTGACGACACATCACCACAGGCCGACCAGCCGCTTCACACTCCGCGGCACGCTTCATGATCGCTTCTTTTTCCTGGCGGGCCTTTTCACGAGCTGCCAAGAACCTTTGCCTGCTGCGCTCCATGAATCAGTTGTACCACGATCACATCTTCGCGGACAGATTCCTATGCAAAATCCTGGGGGACGGTGATTGCCATGGTTCCGGAGCACCTCCCGCAGTTTCGGAGCTCCAGATCCGGGTAGTCATCCATGCCCGATCGCTGGACGCCTACGTACGGCAGGTTCTCCCACTGAGCTTCAGTGTAGACTGTCCCGCAGCGGCCACACGTCTTGGGCCAAGACTCTTCACGACAGACTTCGTCGAGCTCGTCATCCACGGCACGACTGCCGGAAGGACGCACCAGCGTGAGGCTGCAGGTGGGTCGTGATCGCCTCGCCTTCGGCGTTGCACTGGACGATGTCGACGGCGCCCGTTCGCTTGTCAACGTAGACGTGCAGTGAGGTCTTGGTGACGCTACACTCGTGTTCGAACAGTTGCTCCCAGTCAGCCTTCAGTAGCTCGACTGGGAACCGAATAACATTGCCCGCCATAGCACTCTGACCGGATCCTTTCCAGGTCGGCTAGGCGAGACTCCAGGGAGGCCAGCCGCCTCCGGGAATCATCAATCATTCTGGCGAGCTGTTCACGCGTCTGCTTGTTGCCGCGAATCCCCTGTAGTCTCTGCAACGTCTCCCGCTCTGAGATGACGTTGGAGCTAGTGAACGCGATTGAGTTGATGAGGACGCCGCGATGGTGGGTCGTCCCCGGTACCAGCGGGTTCGAGCAGCAGGGGCAAGGCAGTTCGTTCATGCCTCAGAGTCCGGAGGGATGTCAGCGATCTTTGGATGACTGGGCGGCTCGTGGGGAAGCGTGAAGTGGAAGACGTTGTGGTTTTCCCTCGCTTCATACCAGATGGTTCCTCCGTGCTGCTCGACGATCCACTTGGCAATCCACAGGCCCAAGCCACCGAAACCGTGCGACTGCGTCCCTTGGAAAAATCGATCGAACAACTTTTCACGGTTGTCGGGTGGCACCAAGTTGCCGCCGTTCGACACCTCGAACTTGACCAGCTTCGTGTCGACGGCGTCACGGGTGACGAGGATCTTGACAACGTCACCACGCTCCGAAAACTTGATGGCATTGGACAGGAGGTTGATGAAGACCTGGCGCAGGCGCTGTGGGTCATAGAACGCCCACTGCGGACCATCGTCCGGGGGACCCTTGATTTCGAGCCAAACGCCACGGTGTTGCGCCTGAGGCACCATCTCTTTGACTGCGTCGTGAATGTCGTTCATGATGTCCATGACGGTGCGGTTCATGGGCAGCCGATTGTTGTCGATGGCTTCCGCGCTGAGGAGCGACTCGGTCATCTGGGTCATCATCGTCACCAGGCGATTGATGGCCGCGACGTGGGTCCTGATCTTGTCGCCGTGTTCGTCATTCGGTGCATGTTGAAGGAGCAGCGCCGCGTTCAGGTGGATCGCACCCAACGGGTTGCGCAGGTCGTGCGCCAGCGCTGCCACCATCATCTTGTAGTGACTGCCGTTCATCACAGGCCTCCCAACATGGCGGCCGCCACCATCGCACAGTGTGCCTCACCAGCGTCTGCACCGGCCTTGATGAGGCGGGCAAAGATCTGATCAGGCGACTCCTCGTACGTCAGTGCGTGCCGTGCTGAGCGAATGAACGTCTCAGTTCGACCGGTGTCAGTGTGAAATTCGGGACGGATGCTTGCCGTGAACATGTCGATTCCCCCTATGCTCGGAGCGCCGCTTCTAGCGTACACTCTTCAGGTTCTTTGTCTTCACGCGTTCGTTCGTAGTGGCCGTGTCGCAGCGCCCCGGAATCGTGAACCTCGGCGCCCCTGCACTCGACGACTTTGCCTACCAGAGCCTTGTAATTCAAGCCGTTGGGCAAGTTCTTGATGGTCGCCACCCTTTGCAGCTTGCCGTTCATCACGAGGCCCACCTGAAGGTTGGGACTGCCGCCGTCGCTCTTACCGATCTCCATGACGACGTAATCGACATACCGGAAGCGCTTACAGCGAATCCACTCGTCGGTCTTACCGTCGGAACCATAGACCTTGTAGGCGCGGCCGAGGCGCTTCAACACGAGGCCCTCACCGTCGCCTTTCGCCACCTCGTCGAAGAAGGTGCTGAAGCCCGAGGTGACGCGGCGGACGAGGCGCACTCGTTGGGTGTCGTCCTTGAACGCCATCTCCAAAAGTTCCCGTCGCTTTTCGTACGGGAGTACCTTGGTGTCGCGGTCGAACAAGCGCACCACGTCGAAGACCCACAGTCGTCGGTGACGCAGGTGACCGTTGCGCTTGTTGGCTGCTTCGGTGCCTGCCTCGAGTTCGCAAATCAGCGTTGACGCCGCGAGTCCCGTCTGGAAACCGATGAGGCCTTCGACGTTGGCACCGGAGAAGACACTGCCGCTGCGACCGGTGATGCGAATGATCTTGCCGGTGAGGTCGGTGATGACCTCGGCCCAGTGACCGTCGTGCTTTTCTTCTGCAGCGTACTGTCCCGTCGCCTCGTACTTGCCGAGTTCTGCGGGCTGCACCTGGACTTTGGGTCCCATGTATGTCGGGTGACGGGCCATGTTCAGCGCTCCTGCGAGGAGTGATGCCAGCGGGCGTCGATGCGCTTGGCGCGGCGATTGCGGAGGCGCTTCTCGCGGGCGAGACCCCTGCTGAGGCCGTGCCGCGAGAAGCTGCGGGTCGTGTACGCCGCGACCTCCTCGTGGTTGTCATTGGCGATCTTCTTCCAGGAGTTCATGAGATCACCTTACCACGAGGAGGTCCTTCGCGGACAGTTCGTCTGTGAATCAGGCCGCCGACTTCTTGCTGCGGGACTTCTTGGCGGGCGCCTCGGCCGCGGGAGCGGTGGGCTCCTCGACCTTCGACGACGTCACCTTGACGTCCTTGCCCGTCTGGGCGCCGAGCGATGCTTGGAGCGCTGCGAAGAGGTCGCTGACCGGGGGAGCATTCGACTCGCTCGGCGCGTTCACCGACTCGCCGCCCTGCTTCTTGGCGACCGCCGCATCGACGCGCTCGCGGTACGAGTCCTTGTACTTCGACGAATCGAAGTGGTCATTGGACAGCGTCTCCATGAGCTTGCAGGCGAGGTCGATTTCCACGTCGCGTGGATCGAACTTGGCGCAGTCCAACTCGAACTCACGCATCTCGTCGGCGTAGAACATCTGGTAGACCACCAGCGCATCACCCTTCGCGCCGATGACAACGAGGTGCTGGCGACCGCGGCTGGTCCACTGCGCCACCGCGCACTTGCCTTGCTTCTTGAGCGCCGCGACGAAGAGGCGGTACGCCTTGTCGCCACCCTTGCCAGCGTCGAGGTAGTACGACTTCTCGACCGCGATGAGTTGCAGGTCGTCGCAGGGGACGAACTCCTTGATCTCCATCGTCCCGCCGTCGCTCTCGCCGAGCGCCTTGAGCTCGTCCTTGGTGAAGATGACGAACTGGTCCTTGGCGAACTCGTAGCCCTTGTTGCAGGCGCCGTACTCGATGTCCTCGCCCGTCACCGAGTCGACGAGCTTCTGCTTGACACGGTTGCCTTTCGGCGTGATCATGTTGAAGTTGACCGATTCGGCGTGCGCCGTCAGGTAGAACTTGACGGGGATGCTGACGAGGCCGAAGCTGATCGTGGCGGAGGCAACTGAACGCTTACTCATTGTGGGTCTCCTTGGTCGGAACGACTTTGGGTTTGCGGTGGTTTCAACCACCATCTAAGATCACTGTACCACAGAATCGCGTTCGCGGACAATTTCGCGAACGTTTTCTTTCAGGTTTCTCCGTAAGGCGGAGGAGCGTCCGGGGCACACGAGACGCAGAAGCACGAAAGGTTCTTGTTGACCCTCCGAAGGCACTTCGAACTTTCCATGGTGGCCTTGGCCTGAGCCTTCGCGAGCTCTTCTCGCCGCGTTTGCTCACGGTCCCCTTCGGCTTCCATGCGTTGCATCTCACGTTCCGCGTTGTGCTCGAAGAGGGCGTTCTTGTACTGTTCCCGCCCGTCCTCCTCGTCCTCGATGCGTCGGGCTCGTTCCTCGTCCTCGCCCCCACAGCACCCATCCGGGCACTTGCCGGCCAGGACGTTCCGCACCACGTGTTCCGCGGCGTCTCGCGGCTGGCCCGTCTGGCGCATGTAGTCACGCACCCGGGCTTCGAAATCCGAGGCCGGCTTGTCGCCTCCCATGTAGCGCTGCCGCGCAGGCTGCTCCGACTTCGCCTTTTCCTGGGCCACCAGGAGAAGCTGCGAGACGTAATGGAGCGCGATCTCACGTGCCTTCTGGACGTGGTGACCCGACAGGTGACGTCCGGAGCGAATCCAGCGTCCGTAGTACGAACCCCGCTTGGCATGCGCCGCGGAAAAGCCACGGGCATTGTGGTGACGGGTGTCCGAGGTCGCCTTCTCGTCCGCGGTCTGGCGGTCATAGATGGCGAGGATTGCGCGCTCCACGGCGAGAGGGTTCTCGTTCAGGAGCTTCCGAATCTTGGCTTCGTTCCACTTGGCAACCATGAGTCCAGTATACCACTGTTCCCGCAGAACGAACAATTTCGATAGTGAAAAGAGCTTTCAATAAGAACTGTGGAAAAAGCCTTGGAAAACCGTGGTACTGTTCTCCCCATGAACCTCCCCCAGCACGCTCGCGTCATCGTTCCGGGTGCCGTCATCCACGTTCCTGCGTGGCTCACTGGCGCAGATGCCGATCGCCTCGGCGCACAGGTCATCCAAGAAACTTACTCACGTTGGGTGGGCCAACTCAAATACGGCAAGCGCGGTCGCTTCTTCGATCGCGGTCACACCATGTCACGCTTCGGTGATCCCAACGTCACCTACAGTTTCAAAGGCAAAGCAAAACCCATGTTCCCCATGACCCCTTCGCTCACCACGTTGCAACAGCTCGTCAGTGCTGCGCTGGGTTGGGTCCCCAACTGCGTCGTCGTCAATTCATATGAACCTGGCTCCGGGCTCTATCCGCACCGCGATTCCACGTACATCCCGCAGCTCGGCGTTGATCCCACCATCGTCGCCGTCTCATTCGGAACCACTCGCACCTTCCAGCTTCATCCCCACGATCCGGTGACCAACAAGTACGATCGCAGCAAACCCGTCATTGACCTGGAGCTGGGCCACGGTGATTTGCTCGTCATGCACGGTCCGTGTGATTCGCTCTTCAAGCACGGCATCCCGGAACAGCCCGATCGGGCGGGTTCCCGCGTTTCTCTCACGTTCCGTCGTCACCTGTCATAAACCAAAGCGTCCGCCGGAGGTAGGATAGTACATGATCCACCTCACGGCGCACGTTGCAGCCTTCCACGACAATCTCCCACGAACGGAACTCATCGAACACTCGCTGCGAAAGCGCGAGGCGCACCTCGGACCAGACGGCCAGCTCTGCGTCCTAACGGGTGTCCACACCGGCCGCGCCGCCAACGACAAGTACATCGTCGACAGGGGAGAGCCCATCGCCTGGGGACCTGCAGGACGTCCCCTTCCTCCTGATGACTTCGAACGCCTGAAGGACCTAGTGATGGCGCACTTGCGCGACCGCGAGGTCTATGTCATCGACTTCATCGCTGGACCCGCTCGTTGTCGATTGGTGACAGAACTCGCGTGGCAGGCTCTGTTCGTCAGCAACATGTTCGAACGCGCACCGGTCGATGACCTCAGGCGAGTGGACCTGATGATCGTCGCCGTGCCGTCGTGCGAAGCGAATCCGGCCGAGGAACACACTCGGTCAGGAACCTTCGTCGCTCTAGACTTCCAGCAAGGTTTGGGACTCATCGGCGGCACTGGCTACGCCGGCGAGATCAAGAAGACGGTCTTCACGTACTTGGCAGGCCTGCTACCCCTGCACGCCATCCTACCCGTTCACGCATCAGTATCGACCAATGGCACCGACCTGAACGACGTGGCACTGTTCTTCGGCCTGTCGGGGACGGGCAAGACGACGCTGAGCGCCAGCGAAGACCGCTGCCTGTTGGGCGACGACGAGCACGGCTGGGGTAACCGAGGCATCTTCAACTTCGAGGTTGGGTGTTACGCCAAAGCGATCCGACTGTCGCCCGAAGGTGAGCCCGCAATTTGGCACGCCTGTCACCGCTTCGGTACGGTCCTGGAAAATGTCGACGCTGCAGCGGATGGCACCCTCGACTTCAATTCGGCGAGGCACACTGAGAACACTCGGGCGGCGTACCCACTGTCATCTCTGCCCGGCAACTTCTACGCTCCAGGTACCCTGTTGACTCACCCCAAGTCGATCATCATGTTGACTTGTGATGCCTACGGCGTGCTACCCGCCGCGGCGAAATTGTCGCCCCAAGCAGCGATCTATCACTTCCTGTCGGGTTACACGGCGAAAGTCGCCGGCACCGAAAAAGGCCTGACTGAACCCACCGCCACATTCAGCGCGTGCTTCGGCGCACCCTTCATGCCGCTGCAGGCCCACGTCTATGCCGAGCGCCTGCGATTGCTCATTGAGGTCCATGAACCTCGCATCTTCCTCGTCAACACCGGGTGGACAGGTGGGGGACCGGGAGTGGGTGAGCGGATGAAGCTTTCCTACACGCGTGAACTGGTGCGCAGCATCTTGGCCGGCGAGCTCGACTTCGCCCCGACGCGGGTGATGCAGCCCTTCAATCTCGAAGTGCCAGCCACCATCGAGGATCCGAGGACCAAGTGGGCCGATGCAAGTGCCTATGACGCGAAGGCTGCGGCACTAGCCCAGATGTTCGCTGACAACTTTCAACGCTTCAGCGGGTTGCCGAGCGACGTCGTCGCAGCCGGACCCAAGCCGTGAGGCACTGCTTTCCTGACCTGGTAGACGATCGCTGGCAAGTCGTCCGCTAGTTCCTCGTAGAGGCGCCATTGTCCACGCATGATGCGATGGCAGGCGTAGTACGACATGCGGCCGATCGATTCGATGACATCGTGGTGGTCAGCGATGAAGGCGGGGTGCATCGAGTCGACCCACAGGACCCAGTCGCCGATTCGTTGGAATTCGACGAAGTCGCCCGTCATCTTCGCCTCGTGAAAGGCCAACACGATCGAGTCGCGCTGGCCAAAGAGGTCATCGGCCTTGATCCCGGACAGGACGCCGGTGACGTAGGCCTTGGTGTCCGTACCGCAGCGCAGGGGCTCCAACCGCGCAGCAAACCAGCGGTCGAGGCGAGTGATCAGTTCCATCACTCTAACTAGACGACATCAATCGTCTTCGTAAACCGGCGGAGTGTCCCCCAGATAATTCGGCTCGGCCACAGAAGGTTGGCTTTCCTTCTTGGCCTTCGCCTTTTTCTGGCGGGGTTCGGTGGGCTTGACAGCCGGCTCGGTGATGACCTTGACCTCCGGTACGACCGGTGCTTCCGGGTCAATCTTCTTGCCGCTGAGCTCGTCAACGACAGTCGGCGGTTCGAGGACGACAACGCCTTCCTGCGGGTTGTTGACCTTGGGTGGGGCACACGCATCGAATTCGGCTTCAGTGGGCGGAGTGACACCCATGCTGTCGCAACGATTCGACAGGCCACCGTAAGTGGTGATGCCGTGTTCGGCAAGGAACTGGCCCAGCGTCATCTTGCGACGACGCAGGAGGTCGGCCAGCTTCAGCCGAGGCATGTTCTTCAGTTGGACCTTCATGACAGGTAACTATGCCGCTCGATCCGCACGCCGCTGGCTTTCCACCTGTTGCAGGAGGTCAGCAATGCCCTGCTGGAACGTCGGAGACTTGGCGATTTCGTCGCGACGAAGCTCATCGAGCTCCACACCTTCCGCCTCGGCGAACTTGTCGACGAATTTCCTCATGACTCGGAGGACGTAGTTGCGGGCCGAGGAGTGATTCATCGGGTGACCCAGCTCCGTCATCAGGTCGGCGATTTCGCGGTAGTTGACGCCCTCATCCTCCGCGACCGTTGCGTACCCCCTGTCGACCGTAGTTCCGCGCTTCAATGCCATGTCGTCGCCTCCTATAGCCTCAGATAGTAAACCGCACGCAGGGAACTAAAACACCTGCACGTGCCTTTATTCGTCGTCTTTTTTCGGACCGGAACCCGGCCGCTTGAACGGCACAACGACGGACCGGGGGCGCTTGGGCAACGGGCGATTCGTCGGGGTCGGGTGCGCCATGGGACGACCAAAGCGCATCTCCTGCAGGTGTCGCAGCCTGTTACCAAACGCCGCTTCCTCGACGTCTTCGGGAGCGATGCGTTCAGTGACGTCCTTGAACATTCGATTGCGACCCCTGACTTCGATGATGATCCTGTAGCAAAACGTCGCTGCAATCGCGACGATGCCAACACCAACGCAAATCATCAGGAAGTCGAGGGCACTCAAGCCGGGACCCTGCGACGCTGGACGAATTCCATGACCCGAAGGGTCGACTTGGTCCCGAGGATGACACCGGCGATGAAGGCCGCGCTGACGGCGATCGCGCCGATGGTGAGGGTGGTGCGAATCACGTCAGGCCCCTCCCGTGCATCACGCTCTGGATTTCTTCCTCGGTGATCGGGTAGGCATCGCTGTCGACGTCCTCCGTCAGACCGAAGCGGAGGCGCAGGATGGCGGCCTCCTTGGGCACGAGGCCGAGCAGCACCTGGCGGACGCGTTCGAGGTTCTGCTTCATCAGCACGTTCTCGAAGGGGTCAGCACCCGGGCGGTCGTCCTCGACCTTGTCTTCGATGGTGTCGCCGTCGCCCGCCGAGGACAGCGGCTGCTGGAGCGAGATGGTGCCCCGGCCCGAGTGCATCGTCGCCTTGACGACGGTCTCGGAAGCGCCGATGATTTCCATCAGCTCCTCGGTGGTCGGCTCACAACCCATCGACTCACGGTACTCCTCGGCGGCCTGGAGCAGCTTGCGCTGGACCGTCGCCGCGTGCGCCGGGAGCCGAATCATTCGCTTGCGCTTCAGGACGTGCTGGCCGATGGCCTGCTTGACCCACCACGTGGCGTAGGTCGAGAACCGGAAGCCGCGTTTCCAGTCGAAGCGCTCGATCGACTTCATCAGGCCGATGTTGCCTTCCTGAATGAGGTCTTCGATCGGGATGTTGTGTCCCTTGTACTGCTTGGCGATCGAGACCACCAGGCGCAAGTTGCACTCGATGAGCTTCTTGCGGGCCTTCGGCGCCGTGTCACCACCGGCCTCGTACGCTTGGAACAGCTCGACGACCTCGGGGTGCTTCAGCTGCGGGTAGCGCTGCAGCTGGGTCAGGTACGCGGCGATCGCGGTCTGGTCCTTGGCGTCGTGCTGGTCCTTGGCTTTGGCGGCGACTTGCTTCATCGATAGCACTCCAGGAAGGCTGAATTGTCCAGGTCTGCCACGGGAAGGCCGGCCTCCGAATCGGCGAAATCCCGCTCCAGCAGCTTCAGATACTTGTCGTGCGCCTCGCGGCGGTCGCGCCTGATGTCACGCTCGCGCTTGATGTAGGCGACCTCGACCTCCCACGGCTTCGGGTCCAGGCGGTGCTCGTAGACCTTGTCCAGAGCTTCGCCCAGCGACCGCAGGTTGTTGAACAGCTCCTCGTCAGACATCCCCGCGAGGATGTCCATGTTGAGGGGTTGCGGGGGCGGCACGGGATACCGACGATTCGAGACGAATTTACCCGTACCAGGCGGCGTTGCGGGCTTCCTGCTCTTCTGCACTTTCCTTACCTCGTCACATCCACGTTGATTCACGTGGGTCCTTGGAAATGACTTCGTCGGGATTTGCCCTCAGTGTGCGCTGACCACCGAGGACTGCATGAAATCAACTGTACACCTTTACGCAGCACATGTACTGAGTAGAGTGATCACGCATCACTTTTTGAAAACCTCGAGGAGAAGCTCTCCGAGGTTGCGATGCACGAATTTCGCGAAGTCCAATTCCTGGACTCCACCTTGAGTCAGGCGCGACCAGCAGTGAACTCGGTCGTCATTCGCGAGCTCTCGATACTCGACAACGAGCTTCGTTGTCAACGCATCGTCCTGCTCAGCAAAGGCGCGGCGCGCCAGCTCCTCAAGCGCTTGGAGTCGAGCGGCTTCCATCACTTGTCCGTCGGGAACTTGATGCCGTGTTTACGCTTCAGGTCGTAGATGTCACGAGCGAGATCGAGCGCTGCTCGGCTCAGACCCGGCTCTCCCTTGATGACCATCGTCACCAGCCTGTCGGCATTCGCCAGGGTTTTCACCATCGCGTCGAATTTCTCGGTATCAGCTGCCATCGTGCACCACCTTACCGCTTAGGCCGCGGCGTTTACATCGACAGTTTCGGGATTGATTTTCACGATGTGTTCTTCCCGAATGCAGTCGATTCCATAACGAACACATGCGTTCTGGAAAAATCCTGCCAGCTCCTGAGCCGAAAAAGACTCCGACGACTTGAAGCGGACGTGGACGCTGTGAAGGTGACCCTTGTACGGTCCCTTGATGTCGTAGGTCCCAGGTCCCGACGCAACCTGAGCAATCGACTCGATCATGCGCAGGCGTTGCTTTGCGTCCGGCAGCTGGTACTTTGACTTCATGATGTCAGTGTACCTCGTCGCGCCGCCTCTCGGACTAGCGATCACGCACCAAATAATCACTAGCGCTCCTGGATGTACGCCTCGAGCTCGTCAGCGGCCTTCCGATACGCTTCGCGCAGTGCGTGGAACTTCTTGCTGGGCACCTCCTCGAATGAGGAGTAATTTCGAAAAGCGTAGTCGAATCCCTCGTTGTCCACCGCAGCACGGACGCCCTCGAAGATATCCTTCCTGACCTTCTTCGACTTCTTGGCCTTGGCTTTCGACGTCTTTTTGACTTTGGGACGAACCTCTTCCCACGCGCTCTTCTTGCCAGTGAGCTGGACCATCCCGCCTTCGCCATCGAAACGATAGCCCCAAGATTGACCTCGATTATCGCCGTCGTTTGACGAGAAGCAGATGTCGCCCTTGACGCGGTGCTGCTTCAACACGTCGAGTACTTCGGGCTGCCACACATAGTCCATGTGTTCCATGTGGTCAGAGTTGAATACGAGCTTGCCGTCGTAGATGATGCCTTCGAGCATCGGGAAGTTGCACTCCTCTTCCCAACTGAAGCACACGTCGGCTCCACAGTTGTACAGAGCGAGAGCAATCGCGCTGTCGATCTTGACAGTGTTCTTGACCAGGTTGATGTGCCAGCCCATGCCATTGGCATCTTATGCCACGCATCACTGCTTTACACGGGGCTGGCGAGGCAGGATTCGAACCTGCGTCTCTGGGGTCAAAGTCCAGGGTCCTGCCGCTAGACGACTCGCCAATGCGTCCGGCGAATCGAGAGGGCCGGAAACCTCAGTGACCTTGTTGTTGCTGCCACGGGTCAGGCGGCATCGGACCGTCGGTGACAGGCGGCCGGAACAGCGACCAGATGAGGGCACCGAGGCACACTGCAAACAGGACGGCGCCGAAGACCTTGATGCCGATGGCGACCTTGTCGATGGTGGACTGGTTCATGTCAGTAACTCTTCCAGATCGTAAGTAGGAGTAGCAACAGCATCGCCGGGAAGAAGAACTTGCAGAACAGGAAGAACTTCCTGTCGCTCTCTGCTTCTCGTACTCGAACTCGTCGCTTCTCTTCCTCCGTCAGCGATGCCCACCATCGGGCCCGCCGTGCTCTACTTTCGGCATTGCGCCGTGACCATCCGACCATGGCACTATCCTTGACAACTTGCGTTCAGTGTATTGGCTGGAGAGGAAGGATTCGAACCTTCGTGAACAGGGTCAGAGCCTGTCATCCTGCCGCTAGATGACTCTCCAATGAAGCTGCCCGCGGAGGATTCGAACCTCCATTCCTACATTCAGAGTGTAGTGTCCTACCGAAGTTAGACGATCGGGCAATGGTCGCTCCTGCAAGACTTGAACTTGCTCACCGCGCTCATGAGTACGCAGCGCCCAACTGGTGGAGCGGTAGGGTCACAACGATCGGAATCGAACCGATGCTCGTAGTAGCAGCCGCGAGCCTTCACAGGATTCTGTGTTTTCTACGATCTTTCCTCGAACGTTGCGACCGGCAGGAGCACCCGGATTCGAACCGGGACGAGCCGTTTTGGAGGCGGCCATGCTACCGTTGACATCATACTCCTGTTGCCTGCTGGCGATGTGCGTGTGAAGAAGACCCCGCACTGGTCGGCACCACCGAGGGGAATCGAACCCCCATCTCCGGATAGACAGTCCAGCGTCCTGAGCCATTGAACGACGGCGGTGTGTCTAGGCGACTTCTTTCAACTCCTTCCGGAGTTCAGGATCAGGTCGCACCTTCTGATCCTTGTGTTTCTTCTTGCTACCGTCCGGATCGCACAGCCAACAGCGGCAGAACCAGACAGTCTTCTTTACCTTTCGCTTCGATCTACTCATGGCGGACACGACGAGATTCGAACTCGCGTACGCTTCCTAGACAGGGAAGTGGCCTCCCGTGGCCCACGTATCCATGACTCGCTGAACCGAGCTGTGAAACAGCGGAGTCCTTAGCAACGTTCAACCATCACCTTCACACCGTTTTAGGCGTCGCTCTGAAGTTACTGGTTCACCTCGCCCAATGCGTATCTGCCACGTAAAAGGATTCGGCTCTCACTCATGGTGACCACAATCTGGTCGCTATGGATCGACGCCTAGACAGCTTTGTCACGCCTCGGGAATGTCGTCTTCACACACGTATTACGTGCGTATTAGTGGAGCCGGAGGGACTCGAACCCTCTGCTGCGCGTGGTCCATTGTCGGCTTTCACGTGCTGCCCACCATCGCGGCCCCAAATATTACATGATATTACGTAATGGGTGGAGCTGAAGGGATTCGAACCCTCGACCTCTACGATGCGAACGTAGCGCTCTCCCAACTGAGCTACAGCCCCGTGGTGGAGCACACCGGATTCGAACCGGTCGCCTCCTGCGTGCAAAGCAGGCGCTCTCCCAAATGAGCTAGTGCCCCAAATCTCCGTGGAGCTGGAGGGATTCGAACCCTCTACCTCTTCACTGCCAGCGAAGCGCTCTCCCAATTGAGCTACAGCCCCATGTCCAGCGGTTACTTCGCCCACCACGAATTGACGCGGAACAGGCGTTCACCTACTCGCCTCAGGGCTATGACCACTACGTGGAAGACCCACTTCGTGGTGTTTGCTCCTGGGAGACCTAGCCGTCGCTGGCGTCCGGCTGGTCGGCCCGGTGGGACTCGAACCCACGACTTCTACCGTGTCACAGTAGCACTCTGCCTCTGAGTTACGGGCCGTTGGTGACGCTTGCTCCAACGAAGCGAGCGGGGAACGCCTTCGTTTCTGGCGCGTCGTGTCCCCTCTTTGGTGTTCCGTCACTTCCCCTTCTTTTTCTTGTTGCGGTACTGCTTCCGCCAGCAGATCCTACACATGTAGGATTTGCCAGCGAGCTCAGTAGCCTTGCTGCAATGCTTGCACATGCCGCGCCTCCTTTCGTTAGACGAAAGGAAGCTACGGAGGACGATCGACCATGCTGCAGTACCTCATTGATGGGTTTGGTGGGAGCCCGAAGCTGGAGTTGAACCAACGACCTGCAGGCTAAATGCCTGCTGCTCTACACTGAGCTATTCGGGCGTAGTAGCGGGAGACGGATTTGAACCGCCGACCTCTGGGTTATGGGCCCAGCAAGCTACCTGGCTGCTCCACCCCGCTATGATGATCTATACTTCATCTGCACCTCGTGTGCAAGATTTTCTGAGTGGGCCTGGAGGGATTCGAACCCCCACTCGTCCGGGTAAAAGCCGGCTGCTTTGCGCCGTTAAGCTACAAGCCCATGACCTTTCACCTGCACCTGGGACTTGCACCCAGACCTCCCGGCTTCCCGCCGGGCGTGCTCCTTACACTAGCATTGTGGTTACTCAGTGGGTGGGGCGGGAAGTGATTGCACCTTCGACCTCCGGCCGTTGAAAGCCGGTACTCTACTACCTGAGCTACCGCCCCATTCATGTTCACCTGCTGTCCCGGGAGTCAAACCCAGCCTTACGGATTCAGAGTCCGCCGTGCTATCGCTACACTAGACTTCGATTCGGTTACTGATGGTGGGAAAGACAGGAGTTGAACCTATGACCTCGGCCTCAAATTGGCCGCGCTCTACACTGAGCTACTTTCCCATGTCGCTTCGCTGTTCACCTCCACGCTTCGCTAGCGTTTGCCTGAACCGTTCGGCTTCTCCACCCATAATGACTGGTACAGTCGGGGCGGAGGCAGGAATCGAACCTGCTTGTATGTGGGTTACTGACGTGAGCGGTGGATCTGGTGGGATTCGAACCCACGACCTTCCGGGTAAGAGCCGGCTGCTCTGAAGCCACTGAGCTACAGATCCATTGGCGGCGAAGTTCTGCTGAGAGTTTGGCGCCGCACCGTTGGCTCTCATGGCTCATGGGGCAGGGATCGAACCTGCGTACGGATTTCTCACGGCGAGTTAACAGCTCGCTGCCTGGCCTCTAGGCTACCCATGAATGGTGACGGACCCGCGAACCCCAAGAAAGAGGGGAAGCAAAGACCGTCGGCTGGCGCGGTAGGAGTCGAACCCACATCCTCCTGGTTAACAGCCAGGCGCACTACCTTTCCTTGCGGTTGTGCTACACGCCAATGAGCTCCCGGGGATGGGTTCGAACCATCACTTCTCAGCGTTGGATGCTGAGCGCTCTCCCTTAAGCTACCCGGGAATGAACTGAACGCAAGTTGTCAAGGATCAAGGGGAAGCTTTCGCTTTCCTTGGTGGAGCGTCCGGGAATCGAACCCGGCGGGCCTGAGGCGACCGGGTTACAGCCGGTCCCGTCTCCTTAGCGGTCTACCGCTCCATGTGTGATGTCAAGTGCCTTAAACGAACGATGCCGAGAAAGTTTCCTTCCTCGGCGACCTTGGTGCTTCTACACCCTACTCAGTCGCTCCGGAAGCTCGGAGCGACAGCACGCTCCAGTTCACGTATCAGTATTCGCGGCGGCGTTCTGCCACTGCTTTCGATAATCCTTCTGTGCGTATTGGGTTTTCATGACTTCTACTTCGTCGGCCCGAGTGGAATCGAACCACCGACCTCAACCTTATCAGAGTTGCGCTCTAAACCTACTGAGCTACGGGCCGAATCTGCGACACAACGCCGCAGGTAACCAGTACTATATCCGCTTGTGAGCGCCTGTATCGGAACTTTTTTCGCCGTGGCGCACTTTTGTCATCAGGTTCGATCATAGTCATCGTCGAGCCTGACGATGTCATCGAGCTCCGGCGTTGACACCTCTGCCACCTCACACCCCTCGTCGCCTGCTCGCATGCGGTGAACGGTGCCGGGCGGGCAGTGGAAACAGTTGCCGGGTCCCATGATCATCGTGTTGAATCCATCGGCGCCGGGCACCCCGATCTCCAGCTCCATCGCACCCTTCAACACGTAGAAGCTCTCATCCTTCTTTTCATGGTACTGGCGTGACAGGCGTTGGTTGGGTTTGATGACCAGCACCTTACCGACGTAGCTGGCGGTGTGAGCCCAGATGACCTCATGTCCCCACGGCTTGTTGACGATGTCTCGCCTAGTGTGCATATTCACAATCCTACTTCGCCCAGGACGAGAAGTCCACAGTCACATTCCTCGCCGATGAAAGGAGGTTCAGACCACATGACGTAGATGCGAGTGTGACACCCAAGGTGACTCTCGCGCGTCGGACCGTCCTTGATGCCGATGATGATGCCGTTGCGAAAACTCGCATCAGTCTTCGCTTCCGTCAGGCCGAGGACGAAGTCGCCGGGCTTGAGGTTGCGGCGGTTCACCGCATGATCCTAATCCACCTCTTCGACCCAGTCGAACCGAGCCCAGTAGAGGCCTTGCGAAAACATGACGCGATAGTGCAGGTTCTGGAAGACGTTCTTCAGTGCCGGCTTCTGCCTGTTGCTCCGCAGCACCGGGTCGATCTCCGCCTTCATCAACTCGTAGTGATCGACATGCCACACTCGGTCGACGACGACTCCTGACATCGTCCGCTTCATGGGTAGGCTACGCTCATCGCCTCGCCGCGAAGGTTCACCCAGATCCGGGTCGAGGTCCATGTAGACTGACCCACCATCATAGACACACCTGACCATCGCACCGTTGGGAATGGGAGGCGCGTGGCCTCGCCGCGGTATCGTCACCTCCAGCGTGTAGTCAGCCGTCTCATCGTACGAGGTGTGACGGACGACCTTTCCCGCTTGTCGACGCAAGAAATCGTGAAGGTCACCTGCGTCATAGACGGTCATCGTCGCTGCCACCACAACAGGAACAACAACACGACCAATGCGAGGATCAGCAATTTCATCGTCAGGTCAAGTTGCATACAAGGCTCCCAGCATGTCAGCGACCGTCTTGGGCAGGCCTGGAAAAGGCCACTGCTCCGCGTTGTAGATGAAGTAGTCCACCTGATCGTCGGTGGGCCGTGACAGCTCCGACGCGTGCTGGCGCCAGGCTGCGCCATCGTCCTTCTTGTTGGGCGTCCTGACGTCGACGACCTTGGCACCCAACCAGTCACGCAGGTTGGTCCGGTCATTGTCGAAGCGTGCGTCATTGATGACGATCTTCACCCGATCATGCAGCATCCCCTCCAGCACCGGGCGCAGCGACATCGTCCAGATGTCGGGGTGGATCAACTGCCTACCCCACTCGTCGCCGAGCAACTGGAGGATACGACGGGGCGAGTTGTCGTTGATCTTGCCTTCGCCGTCGCACTTGGGACAGGTGACTCGAGCGTGAGGTGTGACATGCCCGTCTCCCTTACAGTGAGTGCAGGGTCGAGCCCACCGCGGATCAGGAGCGTTGCGCATGTGCGACGGACCGTACAGCTGCTCCTTGCTGAAGCCGAAGACTCGACCGCAGAACTCTTTCATGGCGTCCGACAGCGACACTTTGACGTAGCCGTGATTGGCGACGAGGAGGTCAGCGACTGAATCCTTGCCAGCTCCCGCCTCACCCGACAGGACGATGAAGTGCTTGGTCATGGCCAGCATCGTACCGCTCATGCAGGACGGTGTTCAGCGAACGGGAGACGGTAGACCGCGAATCGAGTGTTGCTCAATGCGCAGCGGTTGAGACCACATCACCCAGACGACAGTGAAGGGGTGTGACGTCGTCGGGTCGTCGAACGAGTTGACAGCGACGGTCACACCCGTCATCGGGCCGGGCAGCATCTCACCCGTCTCGCGGACCCTCACTAGGGCGCCCTCAGACACAACGATGAGCTCGCCCGGCTCGTACGGGCGGCCAGTTTTCACTTGGGATTGACGATGCAGTAGCTGCCATCGACCGGTTGCTTGCGCACACCCATCGTCGTCGGGACCGGAGGGGGCAGCTGCGACAGGACCGAAGCGGGCGCGACTCCGACCAACGTCGGTTTGCGAGGAACTCGCTTGGCGGGCATCGTCTGACGACCCCGAGCCTCAGCGACCTCCTTCTCCTTCTCGGCTTCCGCCTTTTTCTCGGCGACTGCGGCGTCCCAGCGCTGCATCTCTTCCTCGGAGGGAGCCGCCATCGACTCCAACGTCGGGACCTTGGGCTTCATCAGAGCCGACATCATTTCGTCAGCGAGTCGCACCGCCTCGACCGGTCGTAGGTGCACCGGAATTTCCTTCATGAGTTCGGAGTTACCGAGAGCCAGACCCGCGAACCACTCCCGCATGGTGATGTTTGCCGGCGGAGGAGTCCGGTTGTCGGACACCGATTTCGCAATCGACCTGAGTTCCATCGAGGGACGGCGGGGAGCAATGGCGTTCATGATTGCCTCGAGTTCGGCGGCGACTTTGAGTCCGAGCAAGAATTGCTCAAGATGCCTGCCATGAATCCACTCTAAACCGGCTCGAGGGGGATTTTACTGCGCGAATTCATGATCGAATGCTTTTCTGAATTCGCAACGAATTTGGGATCGAAGCTGCGTAGACGGCGGTTCTCAAACGATACTTAGGGTTGTGGAAAGTAGCATCCCGACCATTCACGTGCATGTACCCGTCGACAAGGGGACGGCTCCTTTCGCGCGTTTCATGTGGGAAACGATGCTTTCGTTGGCGAACCACCCGCGAGACGTCAAACTGACCGTCCACAGCATGGGGGCGGTGGGAAGTGAGCGCCTGAAGGACCTGGCGCAGGCGACCTGTGTCACCATTGCACCTCGGGGCAAAGACCCACTGCACGGCTCGATGGGTCACGGTGCGGCCATCATGGACGCGCTGGCTATGACCGGTGACGGTGACATTCACGTTGTCTGCGACTCAGACACGGTCGTTGTCGCTAAGGGTTGGGACGACTACATCAGGCTGCAGGCCTTCAGGGGCGTGGGCATGATGGGCACTACGTACGAGGACCTGGGCGGCTTCAGCTCGGGCAGCGGCGCGACGCAGACCTACAAGAAGGTGCCCACCTTCACCTGGGCGATGTTGAACCCGAAGCACGACTGGCGCACGCTCGAGGTGATGCCCAACAAGAATCACATCATCGCTATCAAGACCGAGCTGCAGTCGAAAATCTACAACCTACCAGTGGGCTACTCGGTCTTTGGTGAGGCGGCGTGGCAAGTGCCTCAGTTCCTCCACGACAATAACATCAACTACGATGGTTGGCGCCAACTGAAGCCGACGAAGGACGCCATCGTCCTGCGAGGACTGGGCGACTATCACGAGGAGTACCACGCTGAAGGTAACACCGTGCCCTTCGTCGTCCACCACCGTGGGTCAATGAAGCACGCCTACCGAAGCGACAAGATTTCTTCGGCGTTCTATGGTGCCGTGGATCGCTACCTCAACACTGAGCGGGAACGACCGACGCGCTGGACGTGGGAAGGCAAGGGCTACGAACTGGAGCGCCTGATCCTGCCAGCATTGCCGACGACGTCAGGACAAGTCGAGGACACGTACATCCGTGCCGCCGGCGAATGGATGAAGGTGACGCTCGATGGCGATGTGGTCCGGGTCCGCAACGCCAAGGGCCTGGGCTCGATGTGGGAGCTACCATGTCCCGGTGCGGGTACCTACCACGTTCGCCTTGAAGGCACCGTCAAGGGCATCAACGTCAAGGTACCGCCGTGCAGCAAGGTCCCCTACCTGATCGTCGCCCGCAACATGACCCAGGGTGTTGTGACCTTCACCACTGGGACGGGTGCCAGCGTTCAGGTGCCGGATGGCAAGGCTTGGATGTTGACCGTCGACATCGACGGTGTCGTGCATGTTGAGTAACTGAGACGGTCACTTCCAAACCGTGCACCCGCGTGGTCACGCTCTAGGCGGACAAGTTACTGGTCCCAGTTCCACAACACAAGGCACAACGCATTGCGATCGTTCTGCGGCTCGGGGTGGGGCAGCACGGCGATGACCAGTCCGAGCCCAGGCCGGTCGAGCCCCCGTTTTCGCATTCGCTCCAGTCCACCCTCATAGCTATGCACTAGCATGCCGGGATGAGAGTTTCGATAGTGCATGCTGCCGCACTTGACAAGGTCAGGAAAACGTGTATCGCGGCCCAACACAGGACCCCAAGCGATGCAATTTTCGACGATCTCAAGTCTCACGGAATCGCTTCAGGATTCGTTCGCCAGTCCTTGAACTCTTTGGTGTGCCGGTCCCAGAAGCCCCAGTCCGATGTGCGCGGGCCGGCAAAGAACAGCGACCATGCGCCCTTCTGCTCATCGTGGAGGTCGACTCGGTGGAAGTCGCCGGCCCGGATCAGGTTGAGCTGACCTGGTCCCTTCTCACGCCTGTTGACCCACCAGCTGTCTTGAGTGAATCCCTCTCGGAACTCCTCACTGTAGCCGCCGGCGAGGATCAGCGACAGGCCCCACTCCCACGGGTGGTTGTGCAATTCATCGCCCTGATCGCTAGAGTGAAAGTGGTGCAAGTAGATGTTGCCCCACGTCCTGTCTTTGCCGAACAAGTAGCAGCGCGTCAGGTACGGCTTGCCTTGGATGGTGATCGTCGTCTTCGGCAGCTTCGCCTCGAGCCACCGGAGCAGGCGCTCAAGCATTTCGCACCTCAGCCCGGACCAGCATTTGCTTGTGCTGGCGCTTCTGTTCTTCGATGAAGTCGTCGGCCTCCTTCCTCGTGGCGAACGGTCCGGCCTTGGTGGGCATCGGGCCGAAGGGCGTGAGGACGGCGTAGTCGACGAAAAAGCCCTGCTGTGTATCCTGGTCCATGCACTTGAACTCTAACGCTGTGACTACTTCCTGTTCAAGTGACATAGTTATGGGTGTGAAGACCCTTCGAGTGCTAATCAACGAGGTGATGTCTCCCAAGGTGCGAGATCACTTGCAGAGGCTCGTGCGAGGAGCCGAGGACAACGCCGACAAGTTCGTCAGTTCGCTGGTTTCGGGCGACCGTGATTCCGACGCTGCTGATGAACTTGCAAAGACGCTGGAGACTCTTCGTAGCCTCGAGTCGTGGATGGAGAAGAACGAGGAGCCACAGACCAAGTCATTGAAAAAGTTCAATGATGAGTTGGCGGTCATCGTTGACAAGTCAGGCTTCTGGCAGACTCCCAGCTTCCTAGGACGCACCAAGCACGTTGAGACGATGCAGGCTCAATTGACGAAGCTGCAGCACGCCTACATGGCGTTGGAGGCGAGCTTTGGTCGCGGCAGCGGCGTTCGCCCCAAGCATGGCACGTCGGTCGCTCCCAACTATCGCAAGCAGGCCAACCCGTACATCAAGCCCTGACGGCGAGGCTGCAGCCCGCCATCGACTCGGTGTCGACGACCTGATCTGGGAAGACGACAATCCACCGCCAGTCGTACTCGTCGCTGTGGTCGTGGTACGCTCGATAGCGAGCGACAATGACCCCCACTCGTCCCTTGTCGTCAGTGATGAGATCGCCTGGACCGACCACGCGGTTGCTGTCCCATCCCCACGTCATGCCGCCGGCTCACGCCAGCGGGACAGGCGCTTGCCTTGCAGAGCGGTGATGACTTCGTCCGCGCGGCCACCTTTACCAGCGTGCTGGTCGTGCCTGACGCCCTTCTCGTTGTTGCAGCCCTTGCAAGCCAACGCTAGGTTTCGAGGATCAGTCGATTCACCGCCGTTGCACAGCGGGTTGATGTGCTCCACGGTCGCATCAGTACCGCCGTTCACAGACACGCCAAGCTTGCGATTGCAGTGGATGCACTTGCCGATCCAGATGCCATGGGCTTCATGCAACTCAAAGGTGATGTCGGTCGCGACGATCGACAAGACAACATGAGCCCGGCTGGCACCTTTGGGTCGGGGCGCTCGTGTCTCCTCCTGACGGCGGCGTTTACGGGCCATGGACCAATGTTACCCCATTGGGGCAACGTTTTTCAAGGGCCTTCGGAGGGCTCTTGACCGCCGCCTTCACCGTCAGCGGGCTCGGCTTCGGACGACCCCTCGCCCTCGCCACCTTCACCACCGGCTCCGCCCGCTGCGGGGTGTGCCAGTGCCCACTCCGGTTTCGGGTGCATGCCGATGTAGTCGAAGGCATCGCTGGGACGACCCGGGTTGTTGGCAGGATCTGTATCGACCTCGTCCAACTCTCCCAATGAATCACCCAAACGATCTGCGTCGGTGCGGGAGACTGGATCACCGTAGGAAGGACGCCAGCGACCAGGCACCTCAGCCTGTTGGTTGGCCAGTGCCTCTCGGATGATGCGGCGGAGGGTGCCGAGGCGAATCCTCATCCTTCTAACTAGGCTGGTTGACCCAAGCATCAACGTACTTGGTACCGAAGTCATTCCACTCTACGTGCTCGATGCTGCCCCCGCCGAACGGCAGCAGGATGGCACCGTAGTTCTTCGGGTCACCTTCCCACAGGTCGATGCTGGGGTCGGTCCGGTGGTACCACGCCACCAACACGAAGAGCTGGGTGGGGCGCTGTGCACCAAAGGCGGGCCGTGACGACTTGAACATGTGCCCGGGCGGGTGCATTGCGAACCAGGCTTGTCGGGTACGGAGGGCATCATGATCGAACTTTTCCTCCTGCCGACGCCGTGCCTTTGAGGGCTTCTTCGTCCTACGCTCCCTTCCGAACACGGAGAGCCTCGATGACGTGAGGAGAGACGTACTTGGAGATGTCGCCATCGTGCTTCGCCAGCTCCCTGACGACGGACGACGAGATGAACGATAGCTCGGGACGGGTGGGAACGAAGATCGACTCGACGCCCGGCGCTTGCGTTGAATTGGCGTGAGCGATGCCTAGCTCATAGTCGAAGTCGGTCACCGCTCGAAGACCGCGGATGATGTAGTTGGCATCGCAGTACTTGCAGTAGTTGACCTGTAGACCCTGGAACGAGTCGACGTGAACGTGCTTGAGGTCCTTGAAGGATTCCCTGAGCAAGGCGAGTCGTTGGTCCGTCGTCAGGAATGGCGTCTTGGCAGAGTTGACACCGACCGCCACGTAGATCCTGTCGAATAGCGGCGCGCAGCGCCGGACGATGTCCTCGTGGCCGAGAGTGACGGGATCAAACGAACCTGCGTAGACTGCTACCCTTGCCATGTCACAACCTTACCTTCCGGATGACGAAATCGTTCAACGTGCTGATTTCGTATTCTTTCACTTGGCGTCCGCAGTGGTCAGGCCACAGGACCCTGAGGTGCGTGCCACTGTTTGAAATGACGAGCCCGACAGCAAAGTGTCGGGCCACGTCAGTGTCTTGCTTGTAGAAGTCGTGATTGTTGTAGACCATCAACGACCCAGGCGGCCAAGCGCTCGGATCGTGGATGAGCGACTTCATCACTGGGCCGGAGCGGGCGTCGGACGCAGCTGGACCGGAGGTGCCTTCTTCGTCTTGAACGCCTGTTCCGTCTCCTCGTTGGTGACGATGTCGAACACCGACAGGTCCTTCTTGGGGAAGCCGAGCATGTGGGCGATGGTGCCGTTAGGGAAGGTGCCGAGCGACACCTCGTAGACGCGCTTCTTGTCGAGCAGCGTCTTCTGGTCGGCCTCGAACGAGTTGCGGCCCGCCTCGATCGCCTGTTGAATCGATCGGTACATCGATGAGTCGAAGCTCGGGTTGTGCTCCTTGATGAACTGAAACATCGCCTTCGAGCCATCGGCGCCGTAGCGACCTTGGATGGCACCCTTGTAGACCTTTTCCAGGTCCTCGGTGTACATCGCCGGGACCTGCGCCATCTCCTTGATCTTGGAGAAGTAGTTGCTGTAGTTGTTCTGGTTCTGCTTGTACTGCGCCTCCAGACCGGCCTCTTGGGTGACACAGTCGTTGTTGACGCCGATGATGCAGCCGACGATGCCGAGGCCAAACACGAGCACGAGGGCTCCGAGGCCGAGGAGAATCTTCAGAGTCGTGGACATTGGTAACTGTTTCCTTCCTTCACGGGTTTTTCTTGGGTCACTGGGTGGGCCTCACACGTCCTCCCAGGGGCGCGACGAGGCAAACGGGTTGCGAAACTTGAAGTTGAGGCCCCGGCGTTGCCGGGCGTAAGCCGAGTAACCTTCATCGCCGAACGGGTCCTGAGTCTCGAAGAAGTAGACCAGTCCACCAGCGATGAGGAACGCGATGATGAGAGTGATGACCCACTCAGTGGTCGACGGCGTGATCTGAGAGCTCAGGTACTCGAAGTCCTTCATCGGTTTTCGGACGTAGTACAGGCGGACGTTGTTGGCCAGCGCTGTCATGACGGAATTGCGGTCAATGACCTTCTCATCCATGATGTCGTCGCGGAGCTTGATCTTGAAGAGCTCGTTGGTCGTCCACGCCATGACCTGTGCCCACTGCGGCTTCATCTCATCGTCAACGCTGACGACGAGGACGGCGTCATTCTTCTTGCCGCCGATCCACGACTCCTCCAACGCGTAGTACCAATCATCGGGCTTGTTGCGCACCAGGACGACGATCATGTTGACCTGCTTGGGCCTGCCGAGGTCGGCATTGATCCGCATCAGGTCGTGGTTCCATTTCTTGGCTTCGTTCACTGACAAGCCGACGGTGACCAGGCGGTCCATGCGATAGTAGTCGTAGACCTCGCCTGGGTACTCAGGCAGCGACGTTGCGTACTTCTCCTTGAGTCCCTGGTGACGAAACAACGAACCTGGTGCCGCCTTGATGTAGTTGGTGTAACCGTGAGTCAGCGTCGTAGGCTCGCCCATCTTGACGGCAGTAAACCGCGGAGGCTCGCTTGAACCTCGGCGGTCAACGCGGTCGATGGTGATGGTTTCCTGATTCGACGTGTAGACGTCCCAGTCCCAATCGTTGGTGTGTTCGTAGCAGGTGTCACAGACAGTGCTGCACGACTGGTTCTTACCCGAGCCGGTGCATGATTGCCTGCAGTTGCACTGGTACGAATGCGAGCACGACACCCAGACCTGTTGCTTGCCTGTGACGACGCCATTCCAGGCCTCAGTGTCGTGGGTGTTGGCACAGGAGACGATGCCAGCTGATGAGCCGGCGACGACCAGCATCGCTCCGATGATGCACAGGAACTCCTTCCACGTGATGCCATTGAGGAAGACGTACGCAGCGAACACCGCAATCAATGGCACGCCGGCCACGATCAGGAAGAAGGCGAACATCGTCGCTCCTTACTTGCAGGTTTCCTTGAGCTTCGACCAGTCGTTGCCGGCGAGCGCCTTCTCCAGCGCGTTTTCGTGCTTGGCCAGCGCCTCCTTCGCCTTCTTGATCTCCTCGAGGCGAGGCTTGCTGTAGGACTGCGTGGCAACGCTGCCGTCGGCGTTGTACGTCTCGTTGTCCGCCCTGTCGACCTTGCGCAGGTCGGTCAGCAGCTGGAACCGCTTCTGGAACGCCTTGTCGAGGAGCCCGACGCGGGAGGCAATCTCGTCCTCGACCAGCTTGTCGCGGAAACGGTTGTAGACCTCGGGACCCGACTCCTTGATGCGTGCCGCCACGTCGGCGAGCAGGCCTTGAGCCTTGGTCTCCTTCGGATCTTGGGTCGTCGTCTCGGTCGTGTTCTCGTCGCTCATGTTGCTTCTCCTAACGGTGGGGCACCCAACAGGTGCATGGTGTTGCTCGGTACGTTGTTCGGATTTCGTCGCGGCGCTTCAGCGCCCAGATGTAGAACTCCTCAGTCTTGTCCCCGAAGGTGACGCTGCGGTGGGTACACGGAGGGGACCAATCATCTCGGTAGAAATTGCGCTTGGCTCGCGTGAGCGTGATCTGGGCCGCGATGTACGGGAACAAGTGCTTTGCGTGCCGTTCACACGTCACCAGGCCCGGGCGGTCGTTGCTCAAGAACAGCTTGAGCAGGCGCGGCAGCAACTCTGGCGTTGCCTCGTCGACCAAACGTTTGACTTCGGCTTCGAGCTCAGCCAGCATGGCGATCTTCAACCTTGGCTTTGCGTTCAGCCTCGATGACTTCCTTGGGACGATTCTTGCTACCCTTCGGGCGACCACGCTTCTTCGGCTCGCCCGTCGGCTCTTCCTTCGGCTTTTCTTCCTTCTTCTTCCTAGCGAAGATGGGACCTTTCTTGGGAGCCAACTTGACGCGTTGAAACTCGCTCTTGAAGCTGACGCACGCGTAGTGTTGCATCTCCTCGTCGGTGCAGTGAATGGCACCCGTCTCGTCATCGATGACCTTGACGACGTAGACGCGGGTGTCGAGCCAAGGATGGCCCGTCAGGAAGCTGATGCGTCGCTCGACGACGATCCGGTCGCCGACGTCGAACAGCGGGACCCTTTCTCCGTCGGCCTCGGCGACGCCGTCCTGGAGGTGGTCGATGTAGGGCTTGCGCGCGAGGCGGCGAGCCTCTCGTTGTTCAGGGGTCAGTGACCCATCTTCGATGTCGAACTCTTCGTCTTCCACCTTGTCAGTGGGTTCGTCAGTGACGGTGTCGGTATCGCCATCCAGCATCGTGAGTCCACTCTACCACGCAGGAGAGTGGATTTACTGTCACCCGTCGATCGATTTTTCGACCGCGAGCTCAATCGCGATGGTGGCATACTGTTCGGCAGACAGGTCGCTGGCCAGGGTGCCTGCAGCCATGCGCGCCTCGAGTTCTCCCTGGATCTCACGCAGCCAAGCGCCTGGCACCCGCTGCGTACGTTCGATGACGAGGCCCATCGTGCCCTTGGGCAACTTGGGTCGATTGTCGACGGCGAGCACTTCATTGACTCGTGCTTCGAGCTCTGCGGCCCGTGCCATAGCTCGCTGGCGACGTGCGGGAACCTTCGTCGTCAGGTCGGCGCGGGACAATGTCATCAGCCGGTTGAATGTGTCCATGTCGCCGACCTCAGTGATCAGGCGACGGACAGCGCTCTCGGTCCACAGGTGCTTGTACGAAGCAGGCCGCAGGTGGTGCAGCACCAACGAACGAACAGTCGTCAGCAGTGCGGGTTCGAACAGACCCAAGCGCCCCTGGATGTCGTCAACCTGGCGGGCTCCAACGATGTCATGGCCGTGAAACGTCACCTTGCCACCGGGCAGCATGCGGCGGGTGCGGGCCTTGCCGATGTCGTGCAACAGCGCGGCCCAGCGCAGCTCGAGCTGGTTGGGCACGCCCGCGACGACGGCCTTGGTGTGAGCCCAAACGTCCTTGTGAAGTCCGTGCGAATCCTCGCCCAAGCGCACCAAGATCTCCACCTCGGGCAGCGCCTTCAGCGCGCCGTCGTGCAGCAGCTTCTCCAGCTCGGCGCCGGGGTCAGCGGAACACAACGCCTCGTCGTAGATCTTGCGCAGGACGTAGGTGAACCACACCTGCTCGGTCTCTCCTCGAGACTCGATGTAGATCTTCAGCCCCTTGCGGTGCATGGTTTCGATGGTGCGGTCGGACAGGTCGTCCATGCCGCCACCTTACACCACGCGCGAGGAAGACTATCAGTGAGGAGGAGGTCGGTGCGACGGGTAGTCGTGGCTCTCGATGTCGGGCATCCCTTCCTCGAGTGCGACTGCGGCGGCACTGCAGCACAGGTATAGCTGCTCACCATTGACGTTGATGCGGACCGTCGCCCGACCCGCCTCGTGACACGACTTGCAACAAGGTGGCTGCTCGCCGTGCACCCGGTCCCAGACGTGTTGACATCCGAACAACATGTGTCTAGTCTACCATGTCGTCAGTGATGCGAACCGGCTACGCTTTGACAATGAGCTGGATGTAGTCCAACGACCGGATGGGCTGGACCTTGCACCTCACCAATACCTCGCCCGGCCCACTCGTTGGTCCAGGGTCGCTTTGCATGATGACGCCATAACCGTCACCATCGGCCGAGATGACAATGCCTCGGTAGGACCCGTCGGGGTGTGTGGCCACGTCGCCCGGTGCCAGAGACGCCTCGAGGTCATCAACCTCTTGAAGCCCACTGGCTCCAGGATTGATGACCTCAACTTCGAAGTTGCGAATTGTCTCGTTGCTCTTCAGGCTGTGCAGCGAAGAAACGATCGCATGCTGCACGTACTGCTTGGCGTCCCTGGGATCACCGATGTAGTTGTGGAGGACCTGCTGAATGATCCTCTTGACGTGGTCCTTTAGGTGCTGACGCGCAGTTCGAATGTCCGGGTGCACCTACAGAAGGTACACACCGGCGGGAGGCTCGACCCTAGTTGGTGATCGGGTCGAGCCAACCGACGACGTCGATGATCCGCAAGACTGAATATTGCTTGTCGCTCACTTCCCTCGTCGCCGTTCGATCATTGCACTTGATGGTGACGACGTACCCAGAGAGGCGACGGTGGACAGTGACTGAACCGGAAAGACGCTTACCGTTGACGCGCCCTCCCAGGGTTAGGGATAGGTTCTTCATCGTTTGGTGTGTCCCCCAGGTCTACAGAATTTCACGTACTTGTCGAGGAGGTCCTGAATGGGAAAGCGGATCATCTGATCTTCGTCGGGGTGCGTCTTGAGGACGCGAACGACGACTTCGCAGGGACCCGTGTCCAGCAGGACTTCAGTATCGTCCCGTTTCCAGACGAGAACTTTCACGGTTTGACGGCGGCCATGCGCGTCGTCGAGATCCGACGCAACTGAGCGTGGGACGACTTGGACGCCTGGAAACCGGGCAACACGAACCGGTACGTGATCTGGACGCGGCTGTTTTTGATCGAGGGCAGCGCGGGCTGGGCCCAGATCCAATCGAGCTGCGACCGTCCCACGAACAGGAGGAGGTCACCGTGGTTGACCTCGCACGAGAAGGCGACCTTGTCGAGGTTGTTCATCGCCCGGAACTCGTAGCGCCGACTGACACCGAAGCCCAGGTGAGCGATGACCGGCTGGTCGCCCAGCGCGGGCATGTGCTTGATGTCACTGTGTGGGTCGGTTGCGACCTTGCCATTGACCAAGTACCTGACGCTGGCGGAATTGAACGGCACGCCCAATTCCTCCTGCAGCACCGTCTTTAGCTCGAGCAACGCGTCGGTCCACTGTCCGACCGGTTGCTCCTTGCCCTTGTACACGATGGTGTTCAGGTCGGGGTCGCCCAAGCGAACGAGGCGGTTGTCCTCGTCCTTGAGGGGGACTCCTTTCTTGCCGATCCGGTACTGAGGAAGCGAAGCTTCGTACGTTTCTTCGACCACTCGAACGCCGATCTGGTCGGCAAGCTTCTTGGGCATCCAGTTCCGGATGAGGTAGACGCAGCCAGGCACGACCTCCACAGCGTGCTCGGGAATTCGAGAGTTGAACAGTGCACTTGCCGGCGGCGGAGTCGTCGGTGACGTCCCCCGCAGCCGGGATACCGGATTTGCTTTAGCGGTGGGCATGATTTGTTTTACCACGGTTACACGGGCGATGATAGTCCCGTTGGCGTTCTCACTAACCTTTTGCCCCTCCCTGGTTGGCTCCCGTGCCATATCCGCCAATGTCTCAACTACTTAGGGCCCTTGAACAAGTCGCCGACGATATCGTGGACCGCTTCGGAAACCACGTCATCGACCTGCCAACCGCCCTTGATAAGGAGGAGCGCACGCGTGAGACCGGCCAGGCGGCCGGAGGCATGGGCCGCAACCTTACCGGTCAGAGCCTTGTGAATGGGGTCAGCCGACCCATCGTGGGCTTGACGTGACGTTTCCTGGTTCTCGATGGTGGCCCTGGCCACCAGCAGCTCCAGGACTTTGATGATCTCCGAGTCGGTGAGTTTTCGCATGGGAATCACGGCGGGCGTGTTGTCCGCGGACTTGAACTTCAGAGGTGCTCCGGACATACGTTTCCTCCTGACGGGTGGGGGCAACCCGCCTTGGACCTGGCTGGCCAACGCCGTAGTACTTTTGACCAACGATTAGTACGAGATACTACCTGAACACCAGGATACCACCTACCGTGGCCCAAGGGAAACTTTTTTGGTACAAAAAGTCACAGCTCGACTTCGTACCTGTAACCGGCTGTTCACAACCTGTTAGGAGCCGTCCAGACGAGCTCGACCGTAGACTTTACGCAACTCATTGACGAGTTCGGGCAGTTGCAACAACTCGCCGGGAGACCTACAGAGGGTGTCGGCGCGAAGGTGTGACGAATCGTGGAACAGCGTTGGATCGCCCCACGACCATCCGACGAAGCGGAACGTCAGCGGTCTCGGTTCCATCTCTTCCAGTGGAAAGGGCGAAAGGCACTCGCCGAGCAAGTAGATGACGTCGCGGCGAACGTGGCCTTTCTTCAACATCAAGCCATTCTGCGTGCCCATCGAATACGTCGCCTTGGGATCAAACTTGATGCCAAGGTAGGTGAAATCATACAGAAAGTCAACTCTGACGTCGTCAGCCACACGCTCTAGGTGTTGTCGAATCTGGGTGCTGATGCCGAACTTGTGGCCCCACGCCATCTCCCACCGAGCGCCGGCATGGACGTTGGCCCATGACTTGTCGCGCCTCTGCTGGAGGTACTTGGCGTAGGCTGCACACGCCGCGTAATCATCGACGGGTGACACTAGGTCCATGATTGAATTGTACAGCGGCACCTCAGTCCTTTTCAGGACGGGGCATCCAAAACCGAACAGTGACAATCACGCACGCGGCGGCGACGAGGAGCGTCCACAGCTCGACTCGGTAGCCTTCTTCATGAATGACGTTCTGCAGCGTCACGCAGGCCGCCAGCGTGACTCCCAACCGGATCGCCCACCAGAGCAAGTGTCGCGCGGCCCAACCGATCATTCGTCCTCAGGCGGGTCCTCGTCAGGCCACACCTTGTACAGGCCCATCTCCACGTCCTTCTTTCTTCCCTTGGGCGTGGGTTCGATGGTGATGGCTGGGTGATCCTTGTCGTCCACGTAGGTGTCGACGATCTTTCCCCTCTTGTTCTTGTACTTGCCGAAGAAGACGTGGTCGCCCTTCTTGAAGTCGCGCTTGGCCTCCGCCATGTACTTCTCGCGGTCCTGCCAGTGCATCGCCTCGAGAATGTCGCGGCGGTCGACGCCGAGGACCCGGGCCGCGTCGTTGAGGTGCAGCGAGCCCATGTAGACCCGCGCCGGGATTTCAGGGATGTCGTTGGCCAGCGCCCGCTTCATCCGGTGGTGACCGTCGATGACGTAGTTCTTGCCACCGCGGGCGACGACGAAGATGGGAGCCGTCGTGCTCATCGGGTTGACGCCGGTCTGCTCCATGTCCTGAGTCGGAGTCAGGTCGGCGACGGCGATGTTGGTGACGGGCAGGCCGCCCTGCAGCGAGCGGTCGTTGATCATCGCGTCAGCGACGGACCACTCCTCGTCATCCGCAAAAGGTTCAGGCACCCCTTCACACAGGAGTGCCTCACGGAGAATTGTGCGGAGACGACCGAGGGTGATTCTCACCCCGATAACTAGGCGGGTTTCGTCAACACCGCATCACACTGGGCGATGACGGTCTTCCACAACTGTTCGCACGCACCGCCGCGGCGCTTCGACGAACCCGTGGCCGGGTGCATCCTGCACCACGACACCGCGGCCGCCGCAAACCGTCGGGCCTGTGAGTAGTCACGTGCGTTGTTGCCCCGCTTGAGAAGCTTCTCCAGCGCCTGCTGTGCTCGGAACGCGATTCGCTTGCTGATGTCGTGCTTCTTCACGGTGGCCTCCTAGTCGGACGAATCGACTCGATCTTCGCACTCGTAGACGTAGTACGGAATCTTGGTGGGGACGTCTTCCTTGCCCGAGTAGGGATTGATGCTCGGGGTGCGGATGACCTCGTTGGTGTCTTCGTGGACCTCAGAGCACGGAACGTCGTCGGCTCCCGTCGCTTCGATCTTCGTCCGCCAGTCGACCTTCTCGGGCGGCCTGACCTTCTTGCCGTCGGGCTGGACGTAGAGGCACGTGAACTCCTGACCGTAGCCCAGGAAGCCTGCCTCACGCAGGCGGTTGAGCGCCTCCTGCGACAGCGGGTGCAGTGACGTCACCTTGTAGTACGACGCGTTGTAACAACGACCGAGGTTGCGGCCGCCGGTGTTCTCGATGGTGAGCGAGGGACGGGGATTGAGGTAGACTCGTTTGGTGCGCGACATGTGTGTCTCCTCAGATGACGTGGAACTCATCTTCGCCCGGGACGAGGCCCAGGAAGGAACCGCAGTCCCAGTTGACGTGAACGGTGCCCATGGCATCGACGAAGTCGACGGTACCCAGTGAACCCGGCGTGAGCCGGGTGTAGGGATCGGTGCAGCGGACCAGCTTGATCCGCTTGCCTTTCATCGTCTTCGTCATCACATCGGCCATCACCTGGCCAATCGGGGAGGGGTCTGCCATGTCTAGCAGAGTACCACAGCCTCGTGCGCGCGGACAATCATTTCTTCTTGTTCCGCACCTTTTTCTCAGACGATTCTGCGGGAGGCTTGCCAGCGTTCTGGAACTTGGCGATCATCGGTTGGATGACCTCCTTCCAGAAGACGTCATAGACGAGGCGCTTCCGCTCGAGGCGTTCGGCGCGGGACGGCACGTGCTTGCCGACGCCAAGCTTCTGTTCCAGCGCTTTCTTCTGTGCCTCGCCGCGCTTACCTGCGGTGCTGACCTGGTCGCGCATGAACTTACGCCACAGCTTGCGGAACTTGCGCTTCAGCACGCGCTGTTCCTCGGGCGGCAGGTCCTTCAGCGCACGGCGGATGTCGAGCACCGGGTCTTCGATCGGAACGATCCCCTGCTCGAAGTGAACGGCGTGGATGAAAGCACGGTCGACGTCGCGGAGCTCCCTCTTTGCCATCCTCAGACCCTAACCTGTTGAGGCCTCGGTGTTCTCGTCCTCATCATCGTCATCATCCTCCTTACCGTAACCATCGACCTTGAGGGCCCACTTCATGTACGTCCGGAGCATCTCGACTCGAGTGCGATCGTAGTCTACTTTCGAAATCCTGAGTCCCAACCGCTGCGCCAACTTCCAACCGCGCTGCCAGGCCTCAAACTCCTCATCAACGATGTCGACCCGGTGGTGGAACGTCCGCTTGATGTTGGGGTGGTCGACCTGGTTGTAGCCCATGCCGAACCGCTCCCGCTTATCGCGGTCGCCGATCAGGTGGTGCCCGCACTCGTGGAGCAGGAAGTGCAGTTGGCTCATGGGCCGCATCCGGCCTGAGATCTTGATGACCTTGTCCTCGGGGTAGTAGACGCCGCCCCCGCGGGTCACGAACTTCACGTCGATGCCACGCTCGTAGCACCAGGCAATGAGGTGTCCCATGGGTGCAATGTAAGCGACGTCGACCGTCCACGTACGGGTCGCGCGCTCCTTGTCCTCACCACGGCGAATCGCGCGCTCAAATCTCTTCCACGCACGAGCACGCCACAATTCCGCGCTGAACGAGGTCGCCATGCAGACTAACTAAACGGTACTGCACGGCAACGTGATCTACACGTGAGCGGCCCACCAGACCAGCCAACCGGCGCCACCTACGACGGCCGCAAACAAGGCCAGGCGGACGATGTCCGAGAGGAACGCAAAAAAGATCAGCGGGAGTTCGATCAGGAGCAGCAGGCCCGACCAAGTGTCGAGGTCGCGCCTGTTCGAGATGCTGGCTTCATTCATCGCGAACGAATCCGGAAAGAAGAAGCGTTCGAGGCGGCGTTTGATAGTGAGCTTCTGTGGGGTCACAGCACCTTCCTCAAGTGGTCAGCGAGTCGCTGTCGGGCCTGCCTGTCGAGGGCCTGTTCCTCGTCACGCTTGACCTCGCGCTTGGCGTGCTCCAGAGCCTTGCGTTCGTACTGCTCGAGCAGGCTGGTCAGCTCGCGTTGGGCCTGCTCGGGAGACAGCATCTCGTCCCGGCAATCGTAGTGGTCGCCGTTGTGTCCCGACTCCAGGTAGGAGTACACCGTCGTCAGGCCCGTCTTGGGATCGACGTAGAGCGATGCACCGTCCCGGCCCGAGGCGTGCCAGTCGAAGTACAGCAGCCCCTTGCGGTCGGTGAACTTCTTCTCGCCGCAGAACTCGGCCAGCGCCTGGATGCGGTGAATGGTGGCGACCAGGGCATTGGGTTCTTTCTTGGTCACGTCAGCACCCCGCCACGACGGAGATGACAACGACGAGGAAGGCGATGACTCCCCAGGCGGTGAGCTCGTTCTTCCAGTTGGGTTCCCGCCAATCGTAGTACGCCTTCATGGTTTCGCCTCCAGGCGCCGGATCGTCTCCAACGCGTCCTCTTCGTTGTCGATGGTCTTGAGCACCGCGCCGGTCGACACCGCGACCTGGATGTGGTGGGGATAGGTGGTCTTGGTCGCCAGCAGCGACAACAGCAGGTGAAGGGTGGGCAGGGTGATGGCGCCCTTGTCCCGCACCGCCTCGAGGATGCCGTCGGGTTCGTTGCGGCGGATCGCCTTGGCGATGGAGTCGCGGTCGTACTTCTTCACGGCACCACCTTCCTCACCTCGGGCACCCCGAGCTTCAGCAGTTCGCTGATGTCAGCGGTCTCGGTCCGGACGCGGACGCCCACCATGTCGAAGCGGCGGACCCACTCGTCGGCGTCGCGGCCGTCCTGAATGACGAACAACCTGCCGCCCGGAGCCTCGACGACGTCCTTGGCCTCCTTGAGGCCCAGGTTGGTCGCCTCGCGCACCAGCTTGATGGCGCTGATCTTGTTGGCCGCGGGACCGTCGAGGATGAGGACGGCGGGACACCCCTTCAGGTTGAAGAGGTTCTCGCAGGCGATGCCGGCGCGGATGAAGAAATCCCGGACCTTGGCGATCGGAACGTCGTCCTCAAAGTTGATGTAGCGCTCGGTCTCGGGCTCGCAGACGGAGAAGCGAATCTTCAGCTTGGTCGGGGTGGTGCTCATCACTCAGCTTCCAGTTCATTGACGACGGTCAGGGGACCCGTCAGCGTCTCGGACTTGTCTTGGGCCTGCTGCTGGGTCTCGTAGCGGGTCGCCTCGCTCAGGTCGACGATGAAGCCGTCGTCCCGGTTGTAGGCCTTGACGTCGTCGAAGCGGATGACCCAGCGCGGGTGGAGGACGCGGTGGGCCTCGGCATCGCAGGCATCGACTTCGGCCTCGGGCACGTACGACAGGTCGCCGAAGCCGGAGACTGAGTAGCCGATGAGCTGTGCCAGTTGGATCCGATCCTCCTGGGAGAAGTCCTGCAGGGCGATGACGTTGAGGTCGAACTTGGCGCCCAACCGTCCCATCTCCAGCATCCAGGAGACGATCTTGTTTTCCTTGAAGCGGACGACGTTGTCTGCGGCCAACAGGATGGGCTGCCGCGGGTGCTTGCGTTCCATGGTCGCCTCAGAGGTTGAACTCACTGACGCCGGACGAATAGGGGTCGACGGGGTGAACCGTCCTGCAGCCGAGCCGGTCGAAGAAGCAGGAGCCGCCGCGGGACCAGGGCCTGGTGATGATGCGGGACGCGTGCTTGGGAGCGTGGAGGCGGACGGTGTCGAACAGGGCCCGGGCGATGCCGCGCCGGCGCCACGAGCGGTCGACGTAGAAGCCCGCCTCGATCCGGTCGGAGCACACGTCGAACAAGGTCCAGCCGATGCACTGTCGATTGCCGGGACTGCGGGGGTCGTCGCAGTAGGCCCGGACGACCCAGGCACCGGGCCGCGAGTGCCCGTCGATCTTGTCGTCGATGGCGGACCGGAAGGCCGAACCGGCGTCGCCCTCGCGGCCGCCCAGGTCGTAGGAATCGTGGCGACCGTTGGTCAGTCCCCGGAGCACCTGCAGCTCCGCGTGGGACAGGTCGTCGAACTTGGTGGGAGCCGCGTCGTAGGACACCAT